AGAATGTACGCACAATAAAAAAAGGGCAGCTTTCGCTGCCCTTAATCTTTTAGCTATTCGCTAGATTTTTAAAGTAACTCAGAGTGTCATCATCATCCGCCGATGAGGTATCCGGCGTATATGTGTTCTGAACTACTGGCTCAGATGCTTCACGCATCATAGGAGCCGCGGCAGGCTCATCGAGACTAACTGACTCTGCAGTCGTCATTGGAGCAGCATTCTCACCGAGAACACGCATCAGCTTCGCTTTAAGCTCGGCATATGACTTGTAGTTCTTCGGATCTGTGAAGTCTTTCAACGAGTACAGAGTATTGTACAACGCTTCCAACTTGTCATCATCACCGTCCATAACAGCTGATGGTGAAGCAAACTCAGACTTATCGTAGTTGCGGTATCCCTCAACGTTACGAATTTTCAGTTTAAAGTTTGCACCTTCCCAGAAATCGAATGGGTTAACAGGATCTTCATCCTGAAACTGTGGCTGCATCACATCCATGATCTTATCAAAGATCTTCTTACCAAACTTGTAAAGGAATACTTTACCGTTATTGGAAGGATTAGCTGGATCGTCAACAACCAACATGTTAACAACATAATGTAGGCGACGCTTACGCGCACGTACAATATCTTTGTTAGCCTCAATACCAGAGTTCCAGAGTTCTGAGTTCATCTCAGAAACAGGGTCATCCTGACCGATAGTAGTCAATGAGTTTTCGATATACCATTGACCAGTTGGTCCTTTAAAACCGTGATCCCAGTACTTAACCCATGGTAGATCTTCACCTTCAGCAGCAGGCAAGAAACGAAGTACGGCATAACCGTTACCTGATTTATCGACTGTTGGTTTCCAGAAGCGATCATCCCCATAGGATTTTTTCTCGCCGCCACCTGCCTGTTCGGCAGCAGAAACGAGTTTAGAGATATCGGCAGAGCGAGACTTAAGATTTGCAAAAGACATATGTTTTTTCCTTGTATTGCGTTTTGTTTACTGAATTATCCACTTGACTCATCATATATGCTATATTATACACCATTTTCATCATGATGTAAACACCTTAAGCACAACTTTTTTCATTCTTTCGGCATCTACTTGAACAAAAGGTTGGTACTTACGGATTCTCAAAGAGACGTCTGGCCACATAATTGTTTCCGTGATCTCTTTATCGGCTTTGTTCATAAAGCCGGTGAGCTTATTTATAATCACTACCGTCTCAAGAGAAATCTCTTCTTGAATATAGTAAGTGATTATAGGCGGATGCTCACCATCAACACTCTTGAGTAATGAATCAAGTGACTCACATTCAAGAGAGAGATGGTTGAGATCCTGTTCAAAGATATACCCGATTGACTGCATTCGCTTCAACCAAGACTGATAGACATCCTCGGCATTCAGCATTTCACCAATCCACTTTGTACCATTGACAAAGTGAGATGCATAGTATCCAATCAATTCAGGTGTTTCTTTAAATCTGTTTGCGACTTTCGAAAAATGGTACTTATCATTACGTTTCCAAAAAGACTTGGGGTTTGCCGAAGTCTTAAAGTTGTACTTTGTGGCATCATATGTCTTTGACTCAAAGTGGAGTTTCAAAGATTGATAATACCTGTAAGCGTCAAAAGAGTCCATAGTTCTCATCATACTGGCAACTGCGCCGTTGTTCCTTCAATGAGTCTGAGCTCAATACACTCAGCCTCTAGTTTATCTTTGATTGCAGGCGATACTAACTTGCTTATATCTGCAGGATCAAGTTCACGATCCTCGCATACTTGCAGTATCGCGTCCATGTAAGACAGCCGTAAACTTGCCACATGTTCTTCGACAATCATGGCAAATTTCTTTTTTGTTAGAATCGTTTCTTCAATCATTAATCCCACCTGTAAAAAATGTGGTCGTCAACCTGCATAATCTTGTCCAATGTTGGTGCCCAGTTGGGTGATACATTGTCTGCATGATAATGTGTTGCGCCACGTGTTATATCAATACCTTGGCTGTACAGATCTATAGACTCAAGGGCTATATCTCGTGATTGTTGCCACAGCTCAAGGTTACGAGGTTTGTCTGACAAGCCGTCACAGTACCAGCTAAACTGACATGCATGACGACGCATAGATCCATCTTTGTTAGTCTTTCCCTGCTCTACTACTTCACAAACAGTGTTTGGATATCGTTTATCCATTACTCTATTCAGTGTAGTATGAGCTACCGCAACCTGACCTAGGTGTGACTGATTGCGAGATTCGAAATAGATGTTCTTAGCCAGACACTCCATTTCAGGCGACGATACAGACAACAACGCCGCTAAAATCACTTGTTCCATTATTTATCCAATGCTCTTATAATTATAGTATCTTGGTTTAGTCGACCGTTAGGTACATTAATCTTAGTAGATAGACCCTTAAAGATATTGTCAATCTGCTTAGGAGTCTTACTCTGTATACTCGGTAACACTTCATCTGGTTTACGTAACCGAGTACATCGACTCGCCTCGGTATCAAACTTTTTGATAGAAGTACCGCTTACCTCAAATCCCTTAGGAGACATAGTAATGTACTCTGTCAACATTCGAGTCTTCACATTGAAGGTAAACAATCTTGCAGCTCCAACAATAAGCACTGGATTAATAGATGCCAACTTATAGTCAGAGTTTTCTTTACAGTACTTGACACGAGCTACTTGTTTATCAGCAGCCTTAGGCTTACTCACCCGTGTACGTACGGCTTTAGATGCAGCTTTCAGCTTATCTAGATCTGATAGCATAGTCTCACATGCTTTCATTCGACGCTTTAATTCAGCACGACCAATGTGTGAATAACCTTCTACAGCTTGTTCACATTTCTTGTGGTAAGCATCTGAATAGTCAAGCAACCAACCGTCAATAGTACGACGTACTTGATCAACCGCAGCACCTTTGAGATCATGGTAACGCATACGGTTATAAAGATCGATCTCAGTCTTTTGACCATCGATCCATTCATCTTCAAGATCATCAATCTCAACCATGATAGTCTTATTGACTTTAGCACGCAAACGCTCACGAGGGGAAAGAACAATCACATTGCCTTTGGCAGCTGCTTCTTTCTCTCGCTTTTTGGCGATCTCCTTACCAGATTCAATTAGACTTGAATAGAACTCAATTGCTTTTTCGTAGATGTTCTTATATGCAGAAGGATATTCAAGGCCATTATTCTTCCATAAAATAGCAGTCACATAGTGTGAGTACATGTGAAAGTAGTACTCGGCATTAGCTAAAATTGCTTTTGCATCTTCTTTTGAAAAGGTTTTCTTGATCCACGGCTTGGTGATATCCATTGCGGACTTCTTGTCAAGCTCATAGTGAATATAGTATTTTGTATTTTGAAAATCCTTCATCGGAATAGCCGCAATGCCAGTTGCAAGGCGGACACGAGGTAAGACTTTCTTTTTACGGGGGGCAGCCATTAGCATTCTCCATCGTTTGAATATAAGTATATTCTAACACAGTTTGAGGGTAATGTACACAACTATTTTAGGGTATTTGAATATTTTGTATACTATTTACTGGAATGCTAATCCAGCTGTTGTTGTCTATGTCTAGACAGGTAATTGAATGGAGCTCAAACATCGCCGTTTCATACATTGACTCGAACCCCATCGGGAAATTGTCAAGCTCTTTGATATAGTCATGAATAAGCGTTGCTCGGATCGTACGCCGACCTGACCCCTCAGGAGTGTACGTGATGGTACAAACCTTTGAGATCAGATAGGTGTACAGCTCAGATCTTGTAATAGGATCTTTGCGTTTAGGCAAGTTTAAAGTCCTTGACGTTATCAACAATAAACGAACGCCAGCCTTCAGACTCAGGTGCATATACTCGGATTGCTGAGATAGTCTTTTCAAGACCTTCCCGCAAAGAGTCTTCACCACCCTTTGGCATCATATCAGCCGGAATTAAATCAGACTTGAGTGTACAAGGCATAACTCGCGTAGTGCCGTCTTTCTTTTCAAAGGTGACTTCACACAAGCCGTAACGTAGGGAATCAATCATTTGTTCACGTGTCATATTATTCTCCATATCCTAAAATTTTGTTTAAGTACTCTTCGTATGTAACGCAGAATTCTGAGAGGTCATCGCCAGAGCTTTGACTGACCCACTCATCACGAATGAAAATAGGTCGTTCTTTCAGCGCAGCTTCAAGCCGGTCAGCAACATCACGCAGCATAGTAACCGTGTCCATTGCTTCTTGAACACCATCTGTACCCACGAGTCGATCAACAACAATTGGCCGTTCTTTGTTGGGAACTACATGATAATCAATCTCGGTGTCAATTATGTTTTGCCAACACTCTTCTACCTGAATAGGATCATCAGAGTCTCCGATATACACACTGGCATAAATGCCTGTTGGCGTAATACCAGGAAACACTTCTACATTAATTGATGCTTCGGCCATTTTAGTTTCTCCTCATTTGAGCTATGTCTTTTGCTTCGTTTGTTCCACGCATGATTGGAACTGCGTTTGATTTGTGCATTTGTCCGATACCGACGATAAGATCTCCGGTGTAGACGTTAGGCTCTTTCTTCGGGGTTGGTCCACCAGGTATTGCGTCCGACGTCTTGAGGCTTGGATAGTTCTCTGTGTGGCGGACATACGGTTCGGTCTTCGCATATTCTCTAAACTCCGTTTTTGGTTTGGGTGCTTTTCCACTTCTATAATCAATGTACTCATCAAGGGTTTGGTACTGAAGACTGTGTAGGTTACTTCTACGCATATCTTTATTGTACTGACGCCACTCAAGTTCTAGAGCTTTCATATCAAGCTTCTTTGCTTTTTTACGACGCTTTGAATTGCCATGGACTTGAACTCCACGAATCATATGCATACTCATTCAGTATACTCCTTACCAACAGCAGATGCATCCCAAACATAACGATGATGTTTTGCATCTCGAACAACGACCATATCGTCATCAGCAACTTCAGTCCATACACGGTCATCCATGTACCGGTGGAAATACGCAGGACCACCAAATACTTGACGTGCACGCTGATACTGACTCTCGGTCATGCCTACATAGTGTACGGTCCTCATTGTACCTCCGTGCCATAACTGCTTTATACATACGCCCGAGCTAGTATCTCCAATCTCTCCGCACGGCCTTATTGACATTGCCGCTCTAGTTTGATTGAAACTAACATCCCTTTCGAGATAGTGCTTTTAGGTGGCCTGCCCTCTACACAGACGTATGTATAAAGTAGTTATTAAACTTCTTTCATTGTGATCATTGCGAACTTGTTAGTATCACGCAAACGCTTGAAGTATGCATCTGCATGACGGAAGCTAAAGCCACTTCCAAATTCGGCGAGTCCGTATTCGGCATCTTTCCATACGTAAGCTTCTACTTTGTAAGATTTCATAGTGTATATTCCTTAAAGTTTACCAGCCCAGTGGCTGCATTCATCACACGGATCATCCATTGCCTTAGTTCCAATCGTTGTCGAATTTAGTAGTGTAGTGAAGTGTTTCACCGTAGTATTCTTTGGCATAAGATGAAGCATCTGTCCACGCGTTGTGGTTCTCATCAAACTTGGAAATCATACGATCGAATTCATCAGATTTAGCTTTACGCTTAGGTGTCTCAACCACATCAGTGTAGCGACGGACCTTAGCGGCGTTAGCAGCCTGACGACGCTTGAATTCTTTGCGTTTTTCGATTTTAGCTGCAACTACTTTGATCATTTCAAGACGAGCGGCTTTTTGTTCAGTTGTCATAGTCATTTCACATTCTCCATCATAATATAAGGTTATTATACCACAGTCAATTCAGCTTGTACACACTTTTTTTCACTTTTTTGCAACTTTTTTTACGCAGCCTCAAGCATATATTGGTATGCTTCTTTTGCACACAGGTTGAACTCACGAGTGGTGCATTCAGAGTAATCGATACCCATGCAGTCCATTTCGTATTCAACCTTGTTAGCAACTTCAACTGAAACGTTAAGCAACTCAGTGATTCTTTTGATATTCAATCTCATGATTCTCTCTCCTTATTACTTAAACAGCTTTGACATCAGTTCATCTGCAAGCCGAGATGCTACTTCTTTTTGAAGATCTTCTTTACTCTTAGTCATGATTCTCTCTCCATTAATCATCTCTTGATACCTTTATACCACACCGGAAAAGGTTTGTACACAGTTATTTTCACTTTTTTGAAAAAAAGTTATCAACCAGAACTTCGAAGCACTCATACAAGTAATCAGCTGAGTAGAAGCCACCAAGATCAAGATTAAGGTCAGCATCAACAAAGTTCCAGTTGATTCCGCCTGAAGTGTTGATGTTCTCCTCGCTAGCAACTGCTTTGTTGAAAGCTTCGATTACGTCCATTTTGATCATTGATCCATTATTAAGCAACATGATGTTCTCTCCATTAATCATCTCTTGATACCTTTATACCACATTAGAAATGGTTTGTACACAGTTAATTTCACTTTTTTTGAATTATTTTGCCTTTTTTTGAACTTTTTTTATGATGGCATCTGCATCTGGATATATAGTCATTCCATCAACAACGTCATCCAGTACCGCCATCATCATTAATTCCATGACTACCATCGCCTCATCGCGTATGGCTGGTGATAAGGTTTCAAGCCAAGCCTGACATTGATCGACTGTACCAATAGACCACAAGTGATCTGCGATTTCTATCTGAAGCGGAGTGAGTCCTTCAAGTTTCATCTTTGACTTTCCATATTGACTCTGCAGCTTTCGAGTATTCTGCCTGAACCTGACGTCGCATTTCTCTCAGAGAATCAAGCTCTTTGATTGTGTCCTCGGCAGGACCGCTAGTACCTACCAGAAGCTCTTCGAGGTACGCAATCTCTGCATCATAAGCCATAAGTTTCTCATTGAGATCTTCTAAGACTTTTGTTATAGGATTGCTCATGCTGCCTCCATCACTTCAATGCGTTCGTCATATTCCATGAAGCTAACTTCAAAAGGTACGTAGCCAGTATCACCTACACGACCACCTTCTGTTTTACCAGAGTCTTCGGTGATCAGAATGGTGTAGCCTTCGTAGCCACCTGGTGTTGTGCCTTTTGCAATAACAGAACCTTGGATGTAACGGTCTTGCTCACCAATTGAGCGTGTCATCTTTGGGTCAAAGTCATAGGCTTTGATTACGTCTTCGATTTTAGCAGTGTTTTCAAACTTAAACATGATATTCTCTCCATCAATCATCTTATGTAATCACTATACCACACCAGAAACCGTTTGTACACAGTTATTTTAGCTTTTTTGAAAATAAATGTCACTTTTCTGTTGCTAGGTAAGTGACCAACCCCCTGTGGTTACGCTACTAGAGCGAACTCAGATGGTGCAAAGTTATCGTTTGCATTTAGCTTGTTTGACCAATAACGCAGTCATCCGGTTAACTCCACTT